CAGGTTCGGCCTTGGCCTCGGCGACAACTTCTTGCTGTCGAACGGGAGGCTCGAGCTCCTCAAGCGGACAATACGCTATCATTTATATATATTTAGAGATTAATTTCGGTCTTCTTCTTTCGACGAGTTCTTTTGGGTTTGGCTCCACCAACATTAACTTCTTTGACTTCACCACCTGTAGAATCTCCTGATACGGAAATGATATCAGAGAGATCATCCTCATCTTCCATGATGGGTTCAATCGAATTTGATTGTCCCATGGTGGTGTTCATAGGTGGTGGTGGGGGCATCATGATATTACCCATCAAATTCGAAATGTCCATACCCGGTCCCTGCATTTCGTATTGCCCTGTACCTCCTACGGGTGCGTCATCAGAGGGACCCCCGGGTGCGCGCGTGGTATTCTGTACCGCCGACATCATATTCTTAACGAGGTCCGGGTTTTGCTTAATGACATCATTCATATTTGGCATTACCGATTTGAACATAGAATTGGTAAGATGGAACATCATAGCGGATCCACCGAGCATCATAATCAGCTTGACCTCTGGTGCGACGTTCACCTTAGACCTATATTTAACATATAGCTCTTCGAACACTGAATCGTAGTCATCCACGTTCTCCATTACCGATTCAGACCAACCCTCGAGTTGAATCTCAAAGGGATTGTATCTCTTGTTAAGAAACTCAAGCCCTGTTACACAGGCTATGAGCATACGCCTCGAAAACCGTACAGATTGTTCTACATCTATGCTATACGTGATACGCTTAACCTCCGATCTGAGTTCATCAATCCCAGAGTATGCATTCAGTCGTTTGTTCACAGCGAACCCCTTCTTTTCTAACCGTCCGAGTTTATTAACAAGATCCGCCTTTTCCTCATCAATTGATGTATACCCCTTGGAAGGTTGTTCCGCCTGTTCACCTGGACCCGGCCCCATGGGTTCATCATCGAACATCATCGGTTCGTCTTCACCATAATCAATCTCTTCATCTTCCCTATTCTGAATTGGAACACTCTGTTTGTTGGGATTCACAAAAGCATCCATGGCTTCTTGATGTTGGGAAGTTCCAGGTCTTTGCATTGGTCGTGTAGTGGGTCTGGGTACTGGCTTCGGTCGAGGAGCGGAAATTTGAATCTCATCCATGAGTGCCTGCTCATCAGCATCTAATTTCATCACATTCGTTTGACCCCTGTCGAGTACGATTTCTTCGTCCATCTACTCTCTATGTAGAAACTAAGAAAATGTCTTTAACGCACTTCAAAAATTATATATGTCTATTATAAATGTTCAAACTCAATCTCAACCGTGCCGATCGTAACGCTCTCGTGGCGATGACCGTGTTGATAATTCTCATCACCATTCTTGGTTTCATGAATGTACGAAGCTCTAAGTACCAACCCAGGCCAATTACTATTACACCCGTCAGTGAGGAGTCTCTTTTTGACCTCAAGTCCGATGTTGAATGTGTTGCCGGTGGGGGTAAAAAGGATAGCCCTTACTCGGTTGGTCTCACTCCAGGTGGTCTCTGTGGTGCACAGGAATTAGTCGGTGCCCACGCTGGTTATGAGATCGCGGACGGAATCGGTGGATCTTTAATCTAAGCTATTTATAAATATGGCCCTGATTACATCGCCAACGGAAATGATTCCCGACCTTAATTATGAATATCACACCATCACTATTGATAGTGTGGGTCAGGGTAATGCAAATACTTTTACTTGTCATCTTCAGCAACCCCTGAAGAATGTGGTTCAGGCTAGACTTGTAGGTGCGCGAATCAATACGACTACAGCCACCGAACACTGTTACATATCTATAAGCGAACTTGACTCTATTTTCTCTGACAGGGCCTCCAATGTTCTCACAGGTCAATCATCTTTGAGCATTCTTCGTAACTCATTCGCCAGTCTCGTCACTGCCGATGATACAGGTATAATCAGTTTTAAAGATGACTACCCCGTTGCAACACAATACGTAAACCCAATTCGTTCTATCGATAGATTTACTGTAAATATACGAGATCAGGACGCAAATCTCGTGACTCCCCCAAACCCCGCCGAAAATAACTTTTTGGTCATTCGTTTCGTTTGTAGAAAACCCAACCTGTAATTTTTCTCCCCTTAAATTAGTATTACCATGTCTGCCGGTGTTGTTCAATTGATCGCTATAGGAGCCCAGGATAAATTTATCGTGGGTGATCCTCAAATATCTTTCTTCAGTTCAACATTCAAACGCCATGCTAATTTTTCACAATCCGTTGAAAAACAAACAATCCACGGAGCGGTGAAAAACAATTCTATGTCCAGTGTTCAGTTCGAGAGATCGGGTGATCTTCTCAATTATGTATATTTCACGATGGATAACAATACAGAGGCTCTCGACACCCAAAGATGGGACCATATTGTCGAGAAGGTTGAACTTTTGATCGGTGGTTCTGTTATAGACACCCAAGATGCTGTGTTCACCGAGAATGTTGCCGTCGATACGTTCGCCCAAAACGTTTCTAAGAGTGCGCAAGGTACCCACCCGGGTATTTCTGCACGCTCATTCTTTTATCCTCTTCGTTTCTTTTTTTGTGAGTCACCACAATCTTCTTTGCCACTCGTAGCTTTAAACTATCATAACGTGGAGCTTCGCATCTATTGGGGTTCTGCTGCTACTAATAAAAATATTGAAGCTTTCGCAAATTATATTTATTTAGATAACGAAGAACGTGGTCAGATTATTTCACGTAAACACGATATGTTGATAACACAAGTTCAAAAGAATGTCGCTTCTGGAACGACCGTTCAAGAACTTACGTTTAATCATCCAGTGAAGTACCTGGCCTCGTCCAATACAACAACTGATAGCGCACTCACTTCAGCGACAAACAAAGTGAAACTAAATATAAACGGGGTTGATTTAAGTAATTATAAATGGGGTAAACCACATTTTATCGATGTGATGCATTATTATCACACAAACTTTGTGGCATCCCCAGATTTCTTCTTGTATCCATTTTGCTTATCTACAAGTTCACACCAGCCCACTGGTTCATTGAATTTCAGTCGTATCACTTCAGCGAAGATTATGAGCGAATCGATGGATATCCTTGACCCTATATATGCAGTAAACTACAATATATTACGAGTTGAAAATGGGATGGCAGCATTGCTTTACGCAAATTAAAAATGCCATTGTATATTAAATGGTCAAGAACTTGCCGACGGTGGAGCGGTCCACCAAGATCAGGTTCGGTAAAAATTGTACCAACGACCAGGCAGAAAACACAGTCGTGTTCAATGCGAGTAACATTGAAATCGATGCTGCATTTGAAAATTCTATCTACATGACACCCCTGCGTTTAAGAACAGATCTTTCAGATAGAAATATAACTGTATTGGCGTATAATCGAGCGACTAAGGAAATTATGGACTCCGATGCTATCGCGGAGGATATTCTTAATTTCACTCTCGAGGCAGCTGTAAAGAACGGAAACGTGACATCAAATACAGTTTCATTTAATAATACCGCGACAGGTTTTACAACCCTTTCAAATGTGGGTATTGCAAACGCTGCACCGGTGGATACACTTTCCGTGGGTTCCAAAGTTTTCGTAAATCAATCTGAGACGGACACACTTCGGGTTCTGGGAAGTACATATATCCAAAATAATTTGGTGGTTGATGGAGACGCAACGTTTAATGGTCTCGTCACAACTTTACATTCCAATAACACGACCATAACGGATGCTCTCATAGAATTGGGAAAAGATAATACCGGGAGTGATTCAACTTTAGATCTCGGTCTTCTTTTAAATCGCCCCGGTTCAAATGTTGGGGTTGGGTTTCGAGAAAATTCAAAAGAATTTGCTATCGGGTACACAACTTCGAGTGCGTCGGGTCATACCATTACCCCTCTCACGAGTGAAGATATAAACGTACACGTGTACGGTCAACTGTTTACACAATCAAATGTTGGTATCATAAATACATCCCCCATACACACTTTAGACGTGGGTTCGAATCTTTTCGTGGACGAATTCGGTTCAAATATTTTGAATGTTATTGGAAATACAGATATTTCTGGGGTTTTGAGTGTAGGTGGAAATACTTTAATTGATAGCAAGATAGGTGTAAAAACCGACTCACCGGATGCCGAATTACACGTCGTTGGAAATGCGTACGTGAGTTCTAATCTTACCATCGATACAAATACATTACACGTTGATGCGGTCACAAATCGAGTTGGTATAAAACAACTTTTTCCGACAAAAGAACTCGACGTAAATGGAACTATAGCCGCTACTCGACGCGTTGATAATTCTGGGCATGATCGTTTACTCATAGGTACAGATACAGGTACAACTCTTCATTCAAGTTCAAATGCGCATCTCATTTCTTTGGGGTACAGAGCTGGTTATGAACACCAACAATCCAACTCTGTAGCGATTGGTTATCAAGCGGGTAGTGTCACACAAGCAGAGTCTTCCATAGCCATTGGTGAAAGATCCGGTGAAACCAATCAAGGTTTTAATTCTATAGCCGTGGGTAAGAAAGCAGCTTTTCAAAATCAAGCTGCGTATTCTATCGCCATCGGTGAAAACGCCGGTGGTCAAGATCAAGCAGATAATTCAATCGCTTTAGGTAAAGATGCTGGTAGCCAAAATCAGGGTCAGAAATCCATCGCTATTGGTGATGGTGCGGGTAAGTTTAATCAAGGTGAGGGTGCTATAGCTATAGGGTATTACGCGGGATACCCAACGGGTCAAGCTGCTGGATCTGTTATCATCAACGGTGGTACAGATAGTGGGGGTTTCAATAATACCACCACACAAAATGCACTCTTTGTAAACCCTGTACGAAATGTTAACAATTCAAATATTTTGATGTATAACGCAGTTTCAAAGGAATTCACATACGGTAACACAATACATAATAATGTTCACGTTTCAAATAATTTCACTGTAGACACAGATACACTTTTTGTTGATTCAGTGAACGACTCAGTTGGAGTCGGGACGGCGACACCGGATGCTAATCTCCACGTAGTCGGAAATACGTATATATCTTCAAATCTCACTGTCGACAACAATACTTTACATGTAGATACGGTGAAACATTTTGTGGGTATTGAGACGAATTTCCCCGACGCAACGTTACAAGTTATGGGAAATACATATATTTCTGAAGATCTCACCGTCGATACAGATACTTTCCATGTCGACTCTGCGACTAATTCGGTAGGTGTTGAGACGAAAACACCACAAGCTAATCTTCACGTCGTAGGTAATACATATGTGAGTGCCAATTTAACTGTGGATACGGATACACTCCACGTGGATACGACGACACATAGTGTCGGAGTCGAGACCAAGAACCCTCAAGCTAATCTTCATGTGTCGGGTAATACGTACATATCAAATGACCTCACGGTAGGTACAAACTTTGTAGTCGATACAGATACACTTTATGTTGATTCTGGAACAAATTCGGTAGGTATTGAAACAAATTCACCTGATGCGAATCTTCATGTTGTTGGTAACGTCTACGTGTCGTCTAATTTAACTGTGGATACAGACACTTTGCATGTGGACACGACGACACACAGTGTCGGGGTCGAGACCAAATTCCCTGATGCGAATCTTCACGTTACTGGTAATGCTTATGTATCGTCTACCGATACCTCCACTTCTAAAACAAGTGGTGCTTTAATACTCGGTGGTGGTTTAGGTGTTGCGGGTGATATTCACGCTACACACGCCAATTTAGAAGATGTAGAGGCTGATAGTGTCAATATTACTGATACCACTACATCCACTTCTGTGACCACCGGTGCTCTCAGGGTTGCGGGTGGTATAAGTACTCGAGAAAACTTAAATGTAGGTGGTGACGTATCGATTACCGATACAACCTCCGGAAGTGCGGCCGGTCCAGAAGTTAATTTATTTAGGGACATAACTGGCGCGGATGCGAACTATTTAGGTCAGGTTAAATTCAAGGGTAAAAATGACACAAACACAGAGAAAAATTACGCAAAAATAACTGGTAAAATAGGAGATGCGTCTAATGGCACGGAAGATGGTCTACTCGAATTTGCAACAATTAAGGCTGGTTCGCAAAGTATTCGCGCTCGTCTCACATCCACAAATTTCAAATTACTGAATGATGCGGGTATTGAAGTGGACGGTGTAGCGGATATTACAAATAGCACTACATCTACTTCAGCAACCACGGGTGCTCTCAAGGTCGCGGGTGGTATAAGCACCCAAGAAAACTTGAATGTTGGGGGTATTACCAAGGTTTGGGGTGCAACAGATGCTTCATCTATGACTACAGGTGCGATGCAAATTGTTGGTGGTTTAGGTGTTTCTAAGAATATACACGCTAAAAATGCCAATTTTGAGGATACCGAGGTGGATAGTCTAAATGTTACCGACACAACAGCTTCCACTTCAACGACTACGGGTGCGGCCAAAATAGCCGGTGGTCTAGGTGTAGCTGGTAATGTTTATGCAGCTCAGTTCTATGGTGATGGTAGCACCCTTACGGGTCTTTTGACAACTTTACAAGCTGTAACAGATAATGGTAACACAACATCAAATACTATTCAATTCACGGGTACAGATACGAGTTTAATTTCTAGTGGAAAGATTGGTGTAAAAACGGCAGTACCTGCAGCCGATTTACAAGTCACAGGAAATGCACACATCTCTTCGGATGTGACTCTCGGGAGTAATATTTCCATCGCTGGTCTTACGACGAATAAATTCCCCATAATCGGTACAAATGATTTCTTAGAAGATTCAATCATAAGTAAATCGAGTGATAATATTGTCATAGCGGGTGGTCTTCAAGTAACTGGTGATATTATTCAAAATGGTAACGTATTTGTTGTAAATTCAAACAACACGGTCATTCAAGATCGTATTTTGACTGTTGCAAATAATAATACTCAAACCGCTCTAGATGTGGGAATACTTATGGAATACCCCGGACATAATATCGCTATAGCTCATCACGGCAACGAAACACCCGAACGTCTTTCCATCGGGTATACACAAAATAGTTTTGTAGATACAGCTATTAACCCCGATAGTAATAACGTAACCCTAGATGTTTTGGGTAACCTCCAAGTTCAAAATAATTTTACAGTAGATACGAGTACTTTCCATGTAGATTCAGTGGCAAATCGCGTGGGTGTACTCACGGCAGCTCCCGCGTATACACTAGATATTCATGGTAACTCCAATGTGGCTGTCGCCCGTTCCAAATCCTCTGTTGTAACGGATGCTACTGCCTCTACAAATAAAACATCTGGTGCGGTTACCGTCATAGGTGGTCTAGGTGTGGGTGGTGATATTCACGCGTCAGATGTGAACTTTGAGAATGCGACACTCGATAGTGTAACTATCCAAAATACTACAGCTGCGACTGATAAGACTTCGGGTGCGCTCATAGTTGGTGGTGGTGTGGGTATAACAGGAGCTTTATTCGGTTCCACAGCTGAATTTGATGGAATCACAAAGGTAACTAATGGCACAGCTTCAGCCAGTAAAACAAGTGGTGCAGTCCAAATTGCGGGTGGCCTAGGTGTCGTGGGTGCTATATACGGAAGCACGGTAAACTTTGAGGCTACCGAGGTAGATAACCTCACTGTTACTGATACAACAGCATCTAGTTCTACCACAACCGGTGCAGTAAAGATTGCTGGTGGTCTAGGTGTAGCTGGTAATGTTTATGCAGCAAAGTTTTATGGTGATGGTAGTACTCTCACGGGTCTCGTAACAACTCTTGGAGCTGTAGTAGCTAACGGCAACACAACTTCAAACACTGTACAATTTACAAATGCTAATACAGGTATAATAACGAGTGGTAAAGTTGGTGTTAAAACGGCAACCCCTACATATGATCTTCAAGTAACGGGTAATTCATACATTTCCTCAAATGTCACTGTAGATACAAATACGTTCCATGTAGACGCTGTAAACAACAAGGTTGGTGTGGGTACCACTGAACCCGATAAAACCTTACATGTCCAAGGTGACATTAAATTCACCGGAACGTTATTTGAAGATGACGCCCCGTTCGTGACTTCTCCTTGGGTCACTACGGGTACAGACATTTACTACAACGTAGGGAACGTGGGTTTCGGGACAAACGCCAACGTGGATGCCAACGTTCATGTCAATGGAAATGCGTACGTGTCTTCAAATATACATGTGGGACCAGGTGGAAATAACACGTCAATCCTTGGTTACGCCGCTGTAGGATACGCGGGTGAGACGAATCACGCAGCATTCGCACACACCGATAATAATACATCTGGTAATTATGCTCTCAAACAAACTGCTACGGGTGTTACACACATCAATACAAAGGCAAATCAACACATTCGCCTTTCCGTGAACAATAATGAAAAAGTGCGTGTAACTGGTGGAGGTGACCTAAAGGTTGGTTCTAATATCCTGTACGTAGACGCTTCAGAAACAAGTGTCGGTGTTAACACCGCAACACCAGACGCTAAATTACATGTAGTAGGTAACGCCTACACATCTTCGGAGTTGTCTGTAGGTTCAAACGTTTATATAACTAACGGTCTCATCACAAATACAGCGGGGTATACTAAAAAGACATACAGTCTTTCTAGAACTGTTGGCGCGGGACATGGAACACCTTCGATCGATATAAACTTCACTTCAAACATTTTTTACGCAAAAATTACTGCACAACTCATAGATGCTACAGAAGATATAAGCACTATGATTTTAGAAGTATCCGGTGGTAAAAGGGATGGAAGTACACCATCTAGAAACATTTCCATAGGTACGAAAAATATATTCGGAAGTGTTTTAAATCCAAATCCGTGGAGTTCTACCGTGGCGGTGGATAAGAATAAAATTACACTCGCGACGACAATAGCACTAGACGCTCAGGATGGGTACGATATTTTTATAGAGTACATGAGTCGTGCTTCTGTTGACGATGGTAGAGTGGTTTCCATAGTAGATACCGCACCATCCCCCGACCTTACACATACATTCGGGTACTAAACATTTATTCCAATGATAAACCAAAATCTTATAGACGAAAAAGGTGTATAAGATTTTCTCAGGTACTATTAAATGGTAAAGACTAATATCCAAACATTTACTGGTGAAGTCGAAATTTTAAGTAACCTACATGTGGGTTCATATTTGACAGCAAACGGTGACGCCTCAAATGTTTTGGACGTCACCGGTAATGTAGGAGCTTCATTTTTTGTAGGTGATGGTGGTTTAATTTCTAATATCGCCACGACACTCAGTGATATCGTCGATCAAGGAAATTTAGTGGCGAACGTTGTTCAGTTTAACGCTCCACCCGCTGCTTATGCGGGTGTAGGTATCGTCACAGCGAGTAACGTTGGTATTCAAAATGCTAATCCACTGAATACTTTGAGTATTGCAAATAAAATCATAATCGATAAAGATGTTTCTGAGCCCTCTACGACTATGAATGTACACGGTAAAGTGTACGCGAGTCGTTTCGAAGGTGACGGTGGTCTTCTCTCAAATATTGCGACAACTCTCGAAGCTATTATTAATCAAGGAAACGTCTCCGCGAATGTTGTCAAATTTAGTTCTGCTACGAATTATGCAGGTGCTGGTATGGTTACCGATAGTAACGTCGGTATTCAAAACACAGCCCCTGTTTTTAATTTAAGTGTAGGTTCAAATGTGCACATAGATGACGAAGGCTCGAATGTATTGACTGTTCATGGTAACGTCTCCGCGAGTAATTTAAATCTGGGTGTTTTTACAGTGTCAGCTTCACATGGTTTAGATCAGGTTTGCGCGGAGAGTAACGTAGTCACACGCCCCGTGCGGTTTTCTAACGTGATTACCGCTGTTTCTGCAGTTTCTAATATTGAATCCGCGGGTACATTCATCTCTACGGATGCAGAAAGGGGTATAGATGTTGCGTCTAATATCGATATAGGTGGTCGACTTAAGTTTGATACAAATGTATTTGTGGATACCCTTAGGGTTTCTGATGTGGCTGCGAACTTGGTTACCTATGATCAAAGTACTGGCGAACTCACAGACTCTGGTGGATCTTTCATGAATAAATTCACTATGGTTTCTGAACAACCTCCTTCGAATATCTTCTCAAACGTATCTACTGGACCGTACACCCTCACAACTTCAAACTTAGCTACAAACTCTAATACATTCAACGCATTTGATGGGACTGCGAACGCTTGGGTGAGTGGCGATCTCGCCGGTGGATACATCGGTGGATCCAACGTGTTCCACGAAACAAATCTTACCCAACTTTCAAACACCCACCCTACACAGTTTGGTGACTGGCTCGCTATCGAGTTCCCGTATAAATCCAGATTGAGACACATGAAATTGACTCCTCTAACAGCTGCACAGTTCCCTGCTTCGGCGAATATCTACGCGACAAATGATAGTGTTACGTGGACAGAAATTGGATACTGGAAGGATCGTAACCCAGTGACAAATTCAAACGTCCAAACAATTTCAGTCAATACACCCGAGGACTTCAATAAGTATGCCCTCGTCACCACAAAGGCTGCGGGGAACAGCTCCAACGTCGCCATCCAAGATTGGAATCTTTTCACAGAATCCATCTCCGTCGATGGGGGGAAAGGTGTTGACAAACGGCGGGCGGCCACAAAGACATTCGTATTCACAGTATCGAATGCCAGTGGTGCTAATAAATACTATATCAATGGTGTACAGCAATCTTCTCTACAATTAGAGCAAAACCATACGTATATATTTGACGTATCTAGTACGACTCTTGCGACCCATCCACTTAGATTTTCAACAACTGCCACTGGTAGCGAATATACTACGGGTATAACGAATTCGGGAACGTACGGAGGTGGGGGTACAGCCACGAGAACATTTGCGGTCACCACAGATACTCCCGCAACACTTTACTATTTCTGTACAGCCCACAGTGGTATGGGAGCTACTATGAGTATCTCACCGACGGCAGAATTAGAGGTTTCTGGTCGTATTATGTCTAGAGACCTCGTGGTGACAGGGACGGGTGGTACGAGTATAGGTGGCGGGACGACCGCGCAAAGGGCGGAGTACCCCGATTTGGGTACGATCCGGTATAACACCACAACCGGGTTCATGGAAGCGTACGCAGCGGTGGGGTGGGCCCCT